GGCTCGTCGACCGGCTACCGGCTCGCCGGCTACCGGGTACTCTTCGCCAACGAGTTCATCCCGATCGCGGCGGACTCCTACGCGGCGAACTATCCCGAGACGCCGGTCGACCGGCGCGACGTGCGCGAACTCCGCGGCGGCGAGATCCTCCGCGCGATCAAGCTCAAGCAGGGACAGCTCGACGTGCTCGACGGCTCGCCGCCCTGCGCCGCCTTCTCGCTCGCCGGCCGGCGGACCGCGGGGTGGGGCGTCCCGCGGAAGTACAGCGGCGTCATGCAGCGCGTCGATGATCTCTTCGGCGAGTACCTGCGCCTGGTCGACGAGGTCCGGCCGCGCGTCGCGATCGCCGAGAACGTCGCCGGACTCGTCGCCGGCGCCGGGAAGGGCGTCTTCAAGACGATCCTCGAACGGTTCCGCGCGATCGGCTACCGACCGGCCGCGCGCATTCTCGACGCGCAGTGGCTCGGCGTTCCGCAGCGACGGCGGCGCCTGTTCTTCGTCGCAGTCCGGAAGGACATAGACCGCGCTCCCGCGTTCCCGGCGCCGTTCCCGTACCGCTACGGCGCCGGCGAGGCGCTCGCGGGACTCCCGCCGCCCGGCGCGCCGATCCGGATGGGCCCGGCTCTCACGGCGGCGTCGTCCTGGCTCGTACCCGGTCAGCAGTCGAAACGCTACTTCAGCCTGATCGTCGTCGACCCGCGCGAACCCTGCCCGACGATCACGGCGACCGTCGGGCACTACACGCCGAAGGGGATGACGGCCGCCGGCGTCGTCCACTGGGAGCGCCGAGCGTTCAACGTACCGGAGATCAAGCGGCTCTGTAGCTTCCCCGACGACTACGTCCTCTGCGGGACCGAAGCCGACCAAGCCGAGCGGCTCGGGCGCGCCGTCCCGCCGCTGATGATGCGCGCGCTCGCGGGGACGGTCGCGCGGGAGGTTCTCGACGTATGAGCACTCTACTTCGTGACGATCCTGGGCCCGGCGAACTCGCCGCGCTTCGCTACGCTCCCCTAAGTGAGACGCCTGGTAGCTGGACCTTCGAAGATCAGGAACTCGCCGCGCACTTCGGCGCCCACGTCCGCGAGCAGCTCCCCTGGTACGATCTCGCGACCCGGCTCGTCGTCCACGTCGCGCAGCACTACATTCGGCCCGACGGGCTCGCCTACGATATTGGCGCGGCGACCGGGAACATCGCGGCGCAGCTCGCGCCGATCTGTCGGCACCGGAGTAGCCGGCTCGTCGCGATCGAGAGCAGCGCCGCGATGTGCGCCGCGTTCGCGCGGCTCGACGGCGTCGATCTCGTCCAGGCCGACGCCGCGACGTACGCCTTCGAACCCTTCGACCTCGCGGTCTGCTTTCTCGTCCTGATGTTCCTCCCGGTCGGCGCGCGCCGCGGGCTCCTCGTTCGGCTCGTCGAGCAGCTCCGCGGCGGCGGCGCTCTCGTCCTCGTCGAGCGGTGGTTGCGGCCGCTCCCGCCCTACGTCGCGCTCTGCTCGCAGCGGCTCACGCTCGCCGAGAAACGGCTCGCCGGCGCCGAGCCGGCGGCGATTCTCGACAAGGAGGTCTCGCTCATCGGCGTCCAGCGGCCGCTCGGGATCGAGCTGCTCGACGCGCTCCCGTTCCATGCGGTCGAACTGTTCCGCTGCGGCGAGTTCGCCGCCTACGTCGTCGAGCGGCCGGAGTAGGATGGCGCTAGTCAGTCAACGCGAGTACGCGCGCCGGCGCGGCGTCACCAAGGAGGCGATCCGGAAGCGCACCGTCGAGCACGGCGGTCCGATCCCGACGCACGGACCGGCGAAGCGTATCGACGAAGCCGAGGCCGACGCGATCTACGAAGCGACGATGGCGCCGAACGGCGCGGCGAACGCGCGCTTTCAGAATCCCGCCGGCGCGCCGCCGGAGTCCGGCGCCGCGAGCCGGCTCATCGGGAACACGACGGCGCTCTGGCAGGCGCGGACCGCGATGCTGCTCACCGAGGCGCAGCTCAAGCGGCTCCAGCTGGAAGAGCGCCGCGGGCTCGTTATCAACCGACAGACGGCGCTCGCTAAGGCGTTCGCCTTCGCGCGGCTCTTTCGCGACGCCTGGCAGGCGTGGCCGGCGCACGTCGGCCCGCTCCTGGCGGCGCAGTTCGATCTTGACCCGGCGGCCGTGACGGTCGCGTTAGAGGGCTATGTCCGCGAGCAGCTCGACCAGCTCGCCCGCGAGCGATTCGACCTCTGACGATCCCGGCGCGGCCGCGTTCGTCGGTGCGCTCTGGGACGGCGCGACGCCGGAGCCCGCGGTTACGGTCTGCGAGTGGGCCGACGAGCACCGGATCATCTCCGGCCGCGCGGCGAACGAGCGGGGCCGCTGGCGGACCGCGCGCGCGCCGTATCTCCGCGAGCCGTTCGATCTCCTGAGCGTCACGTCGCCGATCCGGCGCGTCGTCATTCAGAAGGCGTCGCAGATGGGCTTTACGGAGAGCGCCGTCAACTGGCTCGGCTACACGATCCAGCACGCGCCCGGTCCGTTCCTGTTCGTCGAGCCGACCGTCGAGGTCGCGAAACGGCTCTCACGCCAGAAGATCGACCCGGCGATCGCCGAGAGCGAGGCGCTCCGGACGCGCGTCGCGCCGCCGCGGAGCCGGGACGCCTCGAACACCGTCCTGCTCAAAGAGTTCCCCGGCGGCCTGCTCGTCTTGACCGGCGCGAACTCGGCGGCCGGGCTCTGCTACACGACCTGCCGCTACACCGTTCTCGACGACATTGACCGCTATCCGCCGAACGTCGAGGGCGAAGGGAACCCGCTCGCGCTCGTCGCGGCGCGCTCGAGGACCTTCGGCGCGCGGCGCAAGGAGCTGCTCATGTCGTCCCCGACGACGACCGGCTACAGTCCGATCGAGACGGAGTTCCAGGCGACCGATCAGCGACGCTACTTCGTGCCCTGTCCCGCGTGCGGGACCTATCAGCCGCTCGACTTCGTCAACCTCGTCTGGGAGCCGGGTAAGCCCAAGACCGCGCGCTACCGCTGCGCGAGTTGCGCGACGCTAATCCGCGAAGCCTCCAAGACGAAGATGCTCGCGCGTGGGGAGTGGCGCGCGACGGCGCCCGTTACCGACCCAGGCGTCGCCGGCTTTCATATCAGCGCGCTCTACTGTCCCGTCGGCTGGCTCTCCTGGGCCGAGATCGCGGCCGAAGCCGAGCACGCCGCCCGCGACCAGCAGCAGGCGCAGACGTTCGCCAACACGATTCTCGGCGAGTCGTACGCCGAGCGCGGCGAGACGCCAGACTGGAAACGGCTCCGCGACCGGCAGACGAGTAGTCCGCTCGGCGTCGTTCCCGACGGCGTCGCGTTCCTGACCGCCGGCGTCGACGTCCAGGCCGACCGCCTAGAGGTCTCGATCTGGGGATGGGGACGCGGCCGGCGCTCCTGGCTCATCGAGCATCGCGTCCTTGAGGGCGAGGTCGCGCGCGAGGAGCCGTGGGAGACATTGTCATACATTGTTGCTCAGACGTGGCCGGCCGGCGCCGACGGCCGGCTCGCGGTCCCGCTCGCGCGCGTCGGCGTCGATGCCGGGTACGCGACGACCCAGGTCCACGCCTGGGCCCGGCGCCAGCCGACCGGGCGCGTGGTGCTCGTCCGCGGCGGTCCGCCGACCGTCGCGCTCGTCTCGCTCCCGCGGTCCGTCGAGGCCGTCGAGTCCGGCCGCTCGACGCGCCGCCGGCGCCGCGGGCTCCGCGTCTGGGCCGTCGATACGCACGCGATCAAGTTGGAGACCTACGGCTGGCTGTACCTCGATCCGCCGGCCGACGGCGTCACGTTCCCGGCCGGGTGGGTCTCGCTTCCCGCCGTCGGCGACGAGTTCCTGCGCCAGCTCACCGCGGAGCATCTCGTGCGGAAGATCGTCAACGGCCGCGAGACCCGCGTCTGGATCAAAGGCTACAACCGCAACGAGGCGCTCGACTGCCGGGTCTACGCGCGCGCGGCGGCGCATCTCGTCGGGCTCGATCGCTTCACCGACGCCGACTGGACGGCGCTAGAGGGACCGTTCAAGACGGCGGCGGCGCGACCGCCGGCGCCGACGCCGGCGCCGAGCTCACCCCCGGCGATCGTCGTCCCGCCGCCCGGCGCAGCGCCGGCTCAGGTCGCGCCACGGCGGCCGCCGTCGCGGCCGTCGTCCTTCTGGGGCGGCCGCCCGCGGCGCCGCTGAGCGGGACGGCGCCGCGGAGACCCGCAAACCAAGAAGGAGCCAGACATGATGACTGGACGGGAAGCACCCTAGCACGGCCGCCGGTACGCGTGCTACCGTGCGCGCGCCATGATGCGACCGGCCGCGAGCGTCCCGCCGCCGTTCTACCCGTGGGGCGGCTACGGCGCGCCGCCCTGCGTGATCCCGCCGCTGCCGGTTACGCCCGAGATGCTCGCGGCGATCGCCGGCGCGATCTCGGCCGGCGTGACCGACGTCAAGTACGCCGATCGCGAAGTGAAGTACGGCAGCATGGCCGAGCTGCTCCGCGCCTACTCGTGGCTGCTCTGGCAGATGTGTCCGCAGCTCACGCTCCCGCGCCGTAGCCTGATGGTCTCGGGCAAGGGACTCCCGCCCGGAGCGCCGGTCTGGCCGTACATGCCGGAGCACCACCAGTATGCCGTCCCGACGCCGTGGGACACTTACCGCGACCCGACGCTTCGGCGGCCGCCGCCGCGGATCGTCCCGCCGCCGCTCGCCGCGTGATGCCGGCGGCGCGATCGCCGTGGGTTGACCGGGTGATCGCGTGGTGGGCGCCTACCCGTGCGCTCCGGCGCGAGCGCGCGCGCTTCGCGCTCGCTCAGGTGAAGGAGCTTCAGACCCGGTACTACGAAGGCGGGAGCCGGGGACCGCGGACGGATACGTGGCGGACGCCGCCGACGTCGGCGAACGCGGAGCTATGGGGACCGCTCCCGATCCTGCGCGACCGGGCGCGCGACCACTTCCGAAACAACCCGTGGGGCAAGCGCGCGGTCGGCCGGCTTACCAACGAGGTCGTCGGCTTCGGGATCACGGCGTCTTTCACCGGGAAGAACAAGCGAAACGTCGCGGCGACCACGAAGGCATGGGCGGATTGGTCGTCGCAGCTCTCGTGCGACGTCCGCGGCCGCCACGACTTCGGCGGCTTACAGAATCTCGCCATTCGAACGTTCCTACTCTCCGGCGAGGTCCTCGTCCGGCGCGTCTGGGACAAGACGGCGCCGCTCGGGCTCCGGCTCCAAGTGCTGGAAGCCGACTACCTCTACCATCTCAACCCGTTCATCTTTCAGCCGCCCGTCGGCGGCGGCGGTCCCCGGATCGTCGGCGGCGTCGAGCTGAACGACTGGGGCGCACCCGTCGCTTACCACCTCTTCCCGCACCATCCCGGCGACCCGATCGGGATGGCCGGCTTCCCGTACGTGACGCGCGTTCCGGTAAGCGAGCTGATCCACCTCTTCAGCGAGGAACGGCCGGAGCAGGCGCACGGGACGCCGCTCCTGACGACGGTCCTGATCCGGCTCCGCGATCTCGACGAGTACGCCGACGCGCAGGTCGTCCGGCAGAAGATCGCCGCGTGCTTCGCGACGTTCTATACGGAGCCCGAAGGGATGCCGCCGACGACGGCCGCGCCGCTCCTAGAGCGCGTCGAGCCGGGGATGATCGAGCGCGTACCGCCGGGGATGGAGGTCACGTTCGGGAACCCGCCCGGCGTCCAGAACTACGACGAGTTTATGACGCGCGAGCTACAGGGGATCGGCGCCGGGACCGGCGTCCCGTACGAGGACCTGACCGGCGACTACAGCAAGGTGAACTTCTCGTCGGCCCGGATGGGCCGCGCCGCGTTCCACGCGCTCGTCGACGAACTCCAATGGCTCTGTATCGTCCCCCAGTTCTTAAATCGCGTCTGGGAGTGGTGGCGCGAAGCCGCCGCGCTCGCCGGCGTCCCGACCGACGGCGTCGACGTTCAGTGGACGATGCCGCGCAAGACGCTCGTCGACCCGGCGCGCGAGGTCCCGGCGACGATCCGCGGCGTCCGCGCCGGGCTCACGTCGCCGCAGGAGGCGATGCGCGAACTCGGGTACGATCCCGATACCGTGCTCGACGAGTGGCAGGCGTTTACGAAGATGGTCGACCAGCTCGGGCTCGTGTTCGACATTGACCCGCGGCGGACGACCCAGGCCGGCGGCGTCCCGAACCCGCGTTCACCCGAGCCGGAGCCGGGCGCGATCAAGGTCGGCGCCGAGATCGCCGGGGAGTCGCCGGCGGCGCCGAGCAAGAACGGCGTCCCGGCGCGCGTGAACGGTACTCCCGCGGCGTAAGTCAAGAGCGCCGTGGCTACATCTCGCGGGCGATTTTCGCCCGCGGCGTAGCCAGCCGGGAAAGTTCTGCACGAGTTCGCGCAGAACTTTCTCCCGTGGGCCTACCCGCCTCGCCGCTCAGTCGGCGCCGGCGGCGGCGGGACCGGCGTAACGTACGGCGTCGGTTCTGGCGGCGGCGGTGCCGGCTTACAAAGGCCGCAGCCGGCGATCAGTACGAGTATCGCGAGAAACCTCATAGCGTCCTCCCCCCGTGGGGCGGCCGCCGCCCGAGTCGACGTTCCGAGCAGGCGGCCGGGTGCGGATGGTAACGGGCGCCGTATACCACAGATTGTGGGTAACTTGTGGAGGCCCCCCTGTATCTGGTAGGTGGCGCGGCGGGTGACCTCTCGCGCTTCTGTGGGGCGCGAGGGTGCGAGGGTAGCGGCACGGACGCCGGAAGGCGTCACGCTATCCGTTCTTTCGCTGCCGCTCGGCCAGCTTCACGGACGGCTCGCGCCCGAGACGGTCAACGTCGACGGGCGGACCGCGGAGATGGTCTGGACGACCGGCGCGCGGGTTCTCCGTCGCGACTTCTGGAGCGGCGACGACTGGCTCGAAGAACTCGCCGTCGATGACGAGTCGTGCGATCTCCGGCGGCTCAACGCCGGCGCCAATCTCCTAGAAGCGCATCAGAGCTACGGGCTCGACGGCATTCTCGGCGTCGTCGAGCGCGCGTGGATCACGCCGCACGTTCCGGGCGCGCTCCGCGAAGGCCGCGCCGTCGTCCGGTTCTCCGACCGGCCGCGCGCCGAGGAAGTGTTCCGCGACGTCCGCGCCGGGATCATCCGACACGTCTCCGTCGGCTACTC